AAGACTCCAAGTACGTCGAAGCGGTAGTGGTTATCGCCAACGGCGGGATTCTCCTGAAGGCAGAAGCCAACCCCTACATGATGCAGGATCGCCCTATTGTGGCGTTCCCGTGGGATGTAGTTCCCTCACGCTTTTGGGGTCGCGGTGTCTGTGAGAAGGGTTATAACTCGCAAAAAGCTCTTGATACAGAGCTGCGAGCACGCATTGATGCCTTGTCCCTCACCGTGCACCCCATGCTGGCTATGGACGCTACTCGGCTCCCGAGAGGCGCTAAACCTGAAGTCCGTCCAGGAAAGATCATCCTGACCAACGGAGACCCAAGAGAAATCTTGACTCCGTTTAACTTCGGCCAAGTCAGCCAAATTACCTTCGCACAAGCCTCTGCGCTTCAGCAGATGGTACAACAGGCCACAGGCGCAGTAGACTCTGCCGGTATCGCCGGTACGGTGAACGGCGAAGCCACGGCAGCAGGGATATCCATGTCCCTCGGGGCGATAATCAAGCGGCATAAACGAACCCTGATTAACTTCCAGCAGGCGTTCCTGATTCCGTTCGTAAAGAAGGCCGCATGGCGATACATGCAGTTCAACCCTGAAGACTACCCTGTAGCTGATTACAAGTTCAACGCTACCTCGACTCTGGGCATTATCGCTCGGGAGTACGAAGTAACTCAGCTTGTCCAGCTTCTCCAGACCATGCAGCAAGACTCCCCGCTGTACGCCACGCTGGTGCAGTCTATCATTGACAACATGAACCTCTCGAACCGAGAAGAACTCATTGCGGCAATGCAGCAGGCCATGCAGCCCAACCCACAGGAGCAGCAAGCGCAACAGGCGCAGCTTCAGGCACAGCTTGAGTTTCAGGCTTCCCAGACCAACGCGCTCAATGCTCAGGCAGAGGAATCTGCGGCCCGAGCGTACAAAATGCGTATTGAGGCCGACCTCGCTCCGGTTGAGACAGAAATCAACAAGATCGAGGCTATCACCAAGAATCTTGACGAAGGCGATGCCGACGATAAGGAGTTTGAGCGCCGCTTGAAGGTTGCAGAACTCACTCTGAGAGAGCGAGAAATAGAACAAAAACGACAATAAGGAGATGCCATGATAACCCAAGGGCAGTTTAACAGGGCCATGACAGAAGTAAACAACGCATTCAAGAAGCAGAACAAGCGGATCGAGGCGTTGGAAGAGGAAGTGAGAACCCTCTCGGGGGAGGTCGAAGCCCTCCAAAAACCAGCCACTAAGCCGAAATCAACAAATAGTAAAGAAAATGCTTGACAAATGATTTCACTTGTGGCAGGATTGAGAGGCTAGATCAATGGACCGCGAATTAGAAGATTATTTCGATAACTTCAATATGCTGTTTGCCCACAAGGGGTACAAGCAGTTATGCGAGGAAGTTGAAGGAAACGTTGAACGCTTATCCGATATCTCAACGGTAAAGGATGAGCAAGAACTGTATTTTCGCCAAGGCCAGATTGCCGCCTATCGGACAATCCTGAACTTTCAGGGAACCGTAGAAGCAGCAAGGGAGCAAGCGGAAGATGTACAAGATATTTGATTTCAGGTGTCCTGACGGACATCTATTTGAAAAGATGGTGGATGGACAGGTCACAACTTGTAGGTGCAGTTGTGGCAAAGAAGCTGCCAGACAATTATCTGCTCCGGCATTTCACCTCGAAGGCCACTCTGGGGATTTTCCTGGAAGGCACATGAAGTGGGTGAAAGAGCACGAAAAGGCAGGTAGAAATAATCATCTCCATAATGAGTAATCACGGAGTTTAATGATGGGACGAGCGCAAATCTTAGATCCGGCTCAAGACGAGCAACCGGAAGACGAGATTCAAAACGAAGACTTTGAGAATCAGGATCCGTTAGAAGGCATTTCTGGAGAACCTCAAAAAGACTACTCAGACCTCCCCGAGAAGTACAGGGGCAAGAGTCTTGAGGACGTTGTAAGAATGCACCAAGAGGCAGAAAGGCGTCTTGGGGAGCAGGGCAACGAGGTCGGTGATCTTCGTAAGGTTGTGGACGAGTTTATACAATCTCAGACACAGCAAGCACCTCAACGTGAAGTTGAGCCTGAAGATGAATTGGACTACTTTACCGATCCTCAAGCAGCGGTAAGCCGCCAAATTGAGAATCACCCGTCCGTAAGGGCTGCTGAAGAAGCCGCAGTAGAGCACCGGAAGCAGACCGCAAAGGCGATGCTGCAAAGCAAACATCCCGACATGCAGGAGATTCTTGCCGACAAGGGGTTTGCTGAGTGGATTCAAGCCTCCAAGATACGGACTAGGCTTTTTGTGGAAGCCGATCAGAACTTTGATGCGGAAGCTGCAGACGAACTGTTTACTCTCTGGAAAGAGCGTAAGGCCACTGTACAACAGACTGTTGCGACAGAGGAGAAGTTCAGAAAGCAATCCGTTAGGGCTGCAAGCAATGGCGGGGCTTCTGGCAACCCAGAAGGTACAGGTAGAAAGATTTATCGCAGGGCCGACATTATTAAACTGATGAAGACCGACCCTGACAGATACACCGCTTTGCAGGACGATATCCTGAGAGCATATCAGGAGGGGCGGGTCAAATAAGGAGTTGATCCATGGCTACCGCCACTTATCCAGGTGCGGCTGGTAATACCGCAAAAACAGAAGCGGCAACTTTTATCCCCGAAATTTGGAGCGATGAAATTATTGCTGCTTACGAGAAGAGCCTGAAGCTGGCCCCTCTCGTCAAAAAAATCTCTATGAACGGCAAGAAGGGCGACAAGATCCATATCCCCAAGCCTGTTCGTGGTGATGCAAACGCAAAAGCTGCTGACACAGCAGTAACCATCATCGCTAACACTGAAAGCGAGCTGGAAATCGACATTGATCGTCACTTTGAATACTCTCGTTTGATCGAGGATATCGTTGACGTTCAGGCTCTGTCCAGCCTCCGACAGTTCTACACTCAAGACGCAGGTTATGCCCTGGCCAAGCGTGTGGACACTGACCTGCACTCTTGCGGTACAGGCTTCGGTAACGGCGGTGCGGTTGTGTTCGATGACGCTGTTGCTGAAACTGACTACCAGCACACTGGCTGTTTCTTCAACGACAACGGCACTACGACTCAGTACACTGACGACACCCAGGTGGCTACTGACGTGTTCACGGATGCTTTCTTCCGCGACATGATCCAGAAGCTCGATGACAACGACGTTCCTATGGAAATGCGTAACCTTATCATCCCGCCTTCTGTACGCAACTCTGTTATGGGCATTGATCGTTACGTGTCTTCTGACTTCGTGAGCGGCACCACTACCAACACCGGCCTCATCGGTAATCTGTACGGTGTAGACGTGTATGTATCGTCTAACTGTGCGACTATCGAAGCTGTTGGTGACAACACTGCTGCCGCAACCATCGCTACTCGCGCTGCGCTCCTGTTCCACCGAGACGCTATCGTTCTCGCAGAGCAGCTGTCAGTACGCTCTCAGACTCAGTACAAGCAGGAATACCTGTCCAACCTGTACACTGCTGACTGCCTCTACGGTGTAGAAGTATACCGTCCAGAAGCAGGCTTTGTACTCGCTGTACCTGAGTAAGCCTAAGTCGGCGGGGTGTAACAGCCCCGCCTTCTTTTTAAACACAGAAAGTATCTGGCGTTCAGGACTAAGAGGCTGACATGAGCAACTACACCAAGAGTACCGACTTCGCGGCCAAGGACACATTGCCGTCTGGCGACTCTGACAAGATCATCAGGGGTGCTGAGTTTGAGGTCGAGTTCGACAACATTGCTGTCGCGGTAAACAGCAAGGCAAATTCAAACAGCCCGGTATTCATCTCTCCGATTACTATTGACGGCGCACCACTTACTGACACAGGTTCCAACACGCTTGTCGATGCTCGCGTTGCGGAATCGAACGTAACCCAACATGAAGCGGCCTTGAGTATTACCGAGAGCCAGATAAGCGACCTCGGAAACTATGCCTTAGTTGGCGCGAACCTTTCCACCTTTACCAACGACGCCGGGTTCATCACCGCAACCTTAACGACTGAGCAAGTTCAGGACATTGTTGGTGCGATGGTCACCGGCAATACCGAAACCAACATAACCGTAACTTATCAAGATTCGGACGGAACGCTCGATTTTGAAGTAACGGCGGCGGGCGGATTGTCTATCGACTCGACCGTTCGCACCTCGACGTTTACGGCAGTGGCCGGGAGTATTTATAAGATCGACACAACCGGCGGCGCTTTTTCTATGACGTTGCCAGCTACGCCAACCGAAGGCGACGAGGTCGGGTTTCTATTTGTGAACGGCTCCGATCCGCGCGAGGAGGCGCTAACCTGCGGGCGGAATGGTTCCGAGATCGAGGACGCCTCCGAGGATTTGGTTTGGAATGTAAAGATAAAATACTTTTCGCTGCAGTACGCAACGCAAGACGGATGGAAGGTGAAGCTATAAAATGACAAATGCAAGTGAACTATTTTCAAAAGACGGAATCGTCGGTTATCGGGAGTTTCGTGCATCGACAACATGGTCCCCACCTTTCAGAATGCGAGCCATTGTTCATTGCATTGGCGGCGGCGGATCGGGTGGAAGCAATACAGTAAGCGGGTTGTGTACAGCCGTTAGCGGCGGGGGAGCAGGGGAGCATAGCGGAAGTATTTTAATTCTCGATCCAGCTGTCACTTATACGGTAACCGTTGGCGCGGGCGGCGCGGCTGGTGCCGACATAACCACGGCAAATGTAGGAAATGCCGGAAACGGCGGCGGCACATCCTCATTTTCCGGAACTGGTATAACGACTATAACTGCGAATGGCGGATCGGGCGGCGCGCAAGGTTCAGCATCGGCAGGGACGGGCGTGTCAGTTTCAGGCGGCGCGGGCGGCACTGGCGGCGCTGGGGAACTGTTTACCTTTGACGGAGGCCGGGGTGGTGATGCAGAGGTTACCACTTCCGGGTTGGCGAATGCTGGCGCAATGTCTGGCGGTGGGGCTGTTGGAGTCGATGCTAATGGGTTCCGGGGCGGAGATGCCGTGGTTAGTGCAGCGGCGCTCCCAAGAGTCTCAACTGGCGGTGGCGGTACTGGTGGACGGGGCGGCGACAATACGGTGACGACAGGCAGCTCTAATGTGTACACATACGGTGGCTCAAATATTATGGATGCTGGTGATGTCGCTTCCGGATCTGACAACGGCGACCCGCCTTTAGGTGAAGCGTTTAACTCTGGCCAGCAAGGTTCTTTAGAAGCCATATTTTCCCGTGGCCTTTTTGAGGCGTTAAAACTCAGTACTTTTGGGTATCCAAGCTCGGTAACTCCGCCGCCCGGATGTGGCGGTTACGGCACTTCCAGCGCAGCGGGAATCCGTGGCGGTGCGTTTTCTGGAGGCGGCGGCACAAATCGCAGCGGCTCAAGCCTTACGCAAGCCAAAGGAGGTTACCCCGGCGGCGGCGGCGGCGGCGCGGCGATACCTTCATTTTCCGGCGACACTCTTACTTGTGCACCCGGCGGCGATGGGTGCGTCATAATCGAAATTCTGGAGATATTGGCGTGAGATATAAAATCGTAAGTACCGGGCAACCGATTGTTGCTACGCAGGAATTTATGGAATTGATGCATCCGGGCGACTTTGAAAAAATCCAAGATGCTAACGTCAATCCAACGCACACTCATGACTTCAAGCCGGTCGATTTGCTAAATTCTTTTTCGACAGCGGAAGCATTTCGAGCCGCAGCGATTTCCGAAACGTCCGACGCGATCCGCTACCAAATGCGAGTTTTATCGTATAAGCGCGATGTTGAGATTAACTACAAGGACGACGAATATATCGCCGCAATAAATACGCTTGAAAGCGAGGGAGTATTGTTACCTGATCGCGCCGCGAGTTACCGGCTCGGCTTGCCTATTGAAAAACCAACAGGCGAAGAAGGTTAACAGCGCCGACATGGTGAGCAGGATCTTGACCAACGCAGCAGCATACAAGGCGGCAGTCGGCAATGCTCTGGGCGTTCGGAGAAAGAAGATAGCGGAACTCTAGGGGGGAGCCGTGAACGAAAAGGATTTTTTGGCGCATAAAGATCAGACGGAGAAAGAATTAGCGAATCTAAAGATCGGCCTGCAGTCAGTCAATCACCAGATGGACAATTTGATTGAGAAGCTACACGACAGCGGCAAGACTGCTGAAGCGATGCACAAGCGTGCAGATCATCAGGACAAGGAGCTGTCAGAGATAAAGGAAACAATGCTGACAAAGGACGGCTTCATGGAGGAGTTGGATGCTCAGCTCAACAAGCATATCGTGCGGATACTCAAGACCGTCATGACCGGCCTATTCGTTACCGGCACCGGCGCTCTTACCGCATGGTTCGTTCACTTATTTGGATTGCACAAATGAAGAAGTTTATTGTTTTAGTTTGCTTGACATTGCTCGCCGGTTGCGGAACGATTTCCACTGAATCAGGCGCAGCTCTACTCGATGCAGCTACAACGCCGGGAGCTGACACTCGTTGCGTAACCGGCATGGGATTTGAGTTCTGCTATTTCAGGGAGAGAACGGTTGTTCAGCCCGCTAAATCTGAGAACGATTGACGAGAAGCCGGGATACTTCCTGGTAACTGAGGATGTTATGTGGCATCACGACGACCTCCCCGGAGGCGTATATCTCGTGCCTAGAGGGTTTGAGACTGACCTAGCCTCAATCCCTATTGGCCTGAGAAACCTGTTTAGCAAGACTGGTAGATCGAGGAAGCCAGCAGTATTCCATGACCATATGTACTCTCGAAGGTTTGAGACCAGAAAGATTTGTGACGAGTATTTTAGATTGGCATTGATCGAACGAGGCGTTCCCGCGTGGAAGGCAAGAATATACTGGCTGGGCGTTCGTCTAGGCGGAGCTATTGCTGCTGGAGGTAACTGGTGAGTTGGATTGGCGACTTAACACCGCCCCCGATGAGACCGGAGGATGCGTGGGCGGCTGTAAGCAACTACAATGTGCGACCCAGCGGCCCGTGGCAGAACGGCCTCCTGACAGATAACAGCGCCCCTGGCACTGGTGGAATATTTCCCGGCCAAGGCGGTTCTGCAGAAGACCTATACCCCGGCTTTCTCAATAGCGCGGGGTCAATTCTCACCGAGAGTCTTGGGGATGCGATAAGGAGCTGGGGGAAAGGCGTTATTTCGGGGGCGCTGAACATTGAGGATGTCCCTTCGTTTATTCGGCCAAACGTCGATCACTTTATTTCTGTTCAGGCAAATTACAGGGATCAGCCAAGGTTTGAGGACGAGCCGCCGAATACCGGACCGACGCCTCCGAACCCGACACCGCAGCCTTCGCTCGACGACGGGCCACTCCCTGGCGGGCCTCCGACAGAAGACTATACAGACTTTGTGCCTGAAGTGCCTGAAGTGCCTGAAGCGCCTGAAGACGAGTCTATACTGGAGCCTATCTACTCGGACGAACCCGCCGTGGAGAACAAGGGCGCACTCGACTGGTGGCTAAAGAACGGTGATAGGACGAATGCTGGACAACGATTCGCTCACCTGTCAGACGAACAGAAAGACTATCTAATAGCCAATGATCCGTCTCTGGCACCGGAGTTTGGTCGTGGCGGAATGTTGGCAAATCAGTCCGAGCAGAACTCCGTGGGCGCTATTGACTCACAGATCGAAGACCCGAACATTGTCGATCAGGATTTGACTGACGGCGACCTCTCGGGTCTGGATGAGGAATCCCTGCTCAACAGCTTCCAAGGTCAGGCAAGGGATATATTCGAGGAGCTGAAGGGAACGGCGTCTACCCCCATCGAAGACCGCCTCATGAAATGGCTGGAAGAACAGATGCTTCGGGGTGGCGGTCTCGGTACACGAGTGAACGGCGACGGATCTATCGACCTCATCGGCAACATCGGATTGCCAGGACCATTAGGCATCTTTGAGATTGAACTAAAGGATAAGGACGGAAATATCACTGCCGGCACTGCGATCAGGAAAGCTGTTCAGGGTGTATGGGAGAAGGTTGAATCCCTGCCTGAAAAGCTGATAGACCAAGCTGAAGGCATTCTTGAGGAGATTGGTGGCACAGTAAGCGGTGACGGAAACATACTCGATGCCGCAGGGAATATCATCGGGACCATCTACGGCGGTCCTGCTGAGGACTTCCTGAACGACAACGCTTGGCTGACAGGAGCCATCCTTGGTGAAGTGGTAGATATTCTCAACACGCCCCCAGAAGCCCCTGAGACGCCTCTGGACGCTGTTAGCGAGCAGGCCGACCTTACGCCATCCGTCGATCAGCCTGTTGATGAACTGATTACTGGCGAACCAACAACTGATAAGCCGGATCAAATCAAACCACCACTGGGTGGCGAAGCACCCGACGAGGAAGAAGATAAGGACGACAAGCCGGCTACGGAACAGCCTCCCATTATTGATGAAGAGGATGACGAGCCGAGATTTACCGACACCCCATCTGGCTCAGATACACCAGACGAAACACCGCTTACTGACGGAGGCGGTGGTCCTGTTATTCCTCCCGATACTGACGGAAACGATGGCCCTGTTATCCCTCTTGATCTTCGCGACGACGGAGATGGTCCTGTTATCCCTCTCGACACTAGCGACGGAGATGGTCCTGTTATCCCTCTTGATGCTAGCGATGGCGGTGGTGGAGCCACTGAAAGCCAAGACTCCCCATTCAGCACTGGAGGGTCCGGTGGAGGATCCGGTGGAGGGTCCGGTGGAGGAGGCGGTGGAGGACTATTTGATTCGAGTCCGTACATGGGAGGCCTGGGATACGACCTGCAAGCACCGAGAAGCGTGATTTATGACCCAACAGACCCGATGATTCAGCTTGACAGAATCATTCAGAAAAGTTTATTTCAAGGTATGATCTGATGACCTACTTAAACCTAGTCAACGCAGTGCTGAGAAGGCTTCGAGAGAACACGGTGGCTACTGTATCAGAGACAGACTACAGCACCATGATTGGCGACTTTGTGAATGACGCCAGGGTGCTCGTTGCTGCGGCGCACGAGTGGACAGAACTGAGAAGCCGAATCACCATCAATACTGCGGCGGATGACGACACCTACTCCCTGACCGGCTACGGGCATGATGGGGAGATTCTGAACGTTTGGAACGACACCTCCGATTGGGAGGTCTTATACCAGACTAACGAGTGGTTTGACAAGCAGAACCTGCTAAATACTGCTTTATCTCAGTCACCGAATAAGTACACTTTTGTAGACGGACTGGACGGTAATGGTGATGTACAGATCCAACTGTACCCTATTCCCGATGGTGTTTACACGCTGTACGTGGATTCAGTTATTAGAGACAACGTATTGAGTTCAGACTCTGACACACTGGCAATTCCGGAGAACCCTGTTATCCACCTTGCCCTTGCCCTTGCAGCGAGGGAGCGTGGCGAGACCGGAGGTACGTCTACGCAGGAATACTTTGAAATTGCCAACAACTTCCTGTCGGACGCGATTGCGATT